GCGACGCGGCACGAATGCGGACCCCGACAATGTAATTGAGCCGCGCCCCACCAGCGGTGCGGTGCATGGGGCCTGGGCAGCTTTCGGTCTCACTCATGCCGCGAAGCGTGAGGTCTAAGGTCGCGGGGGTCGCGCTCGCGTGGGTGAAGCGGGCCATTAGGCGAGCGTCCCCCGCGCCAGCGAGTACAGCGACCCGCCATCGCCAATGGCCTGCAGCAACCGCCGCGCGAAATCCTTGTCGGCGGAACCGTTGACGGTCATGTTGATCACGGGTGCGCTCCCGGCACCCTGAGCTAACCCACCGTTGAAATATCTCCGATTTGGATCGGCCGGAGTGCCGCTGTATGTCGTGGTTTGCCCGGTATTCGTGTCGTAGATTTCAATCGGCTTACTGGGATCCCTGATGCCGCTCATGCCGCCGCCGTTCTGGCCAGGGCTGTACATGCCACCGTCCGGTAGCCCGGATCCAGTGTTGCGATACGACCAATCGTTTTTATATTTACTGCTCAGTTCGCCATACTTGCGGATCAATTCTTCGATCGACAGACCGGCCGCGCCAGCCGCCCCAGGCACCGCTGCCAAGTCGCTCAGGAGCCCATCCGTCGCCGCCGATCCGGCCACCTTTTGCCGGTTCAGCGCATCGATCACCGCTTGGATATTTGCCGCGGCAATGTCCTTGTTACCGCTCGGCGTCCCCTGCGTCAGCTTCACCCACAACGCTTCACCATCCGCCCCGAGTTGCAGGAGCTTCGCGTGCAAGGCATCGAACCCGCCCATCGAGGCCGCGAAGTCCACGACGGAATCGCGGCCCTTGTGGCGATCGAACAGCCCGCCAATCATCCCCATCAACCCGCCGATGAGCGGTTGTAGCAATGTCCCGAGTCCCGGGATGAGGAGGTTGATCCCCTGCGCGATCGCGCTGGTCGAGAAACTCACGAACGAATTCATGAGCGAGTTTTTGAAGCCGCTCCAGTCACCGGTCGCGATGCCTTGGCCCAGTGACTCGATCAGCGAGCGCGCGCCGGTGAGTGCGACGTCTTTGAACGTCGGCACGGCTTGCATCTTCATGTCAGCCGCGAGTTTTTCGAACGTGCCTGGTGGAGGCGTGAAGGCTTTGGCGTACTCTTCTGGTGAGGCGAAGCCAAACACACTCGCTTGCAGCCCACTCGGTACGCCGCTGGTCATTGGCGGCAGGAACGATGGACCTGCCGGCATCTTCCAGGGCAACATCTGCCCCGGCATGGAGGACAAGCCTTCTTTCCACTGGATCGGACCATCAGCCAGCCACGCGCTGAACTCTTTCAGCTTCTTCATGCGCGCATCGAACTCGGCGTTGGTCTTTTTCATTTCCGAGCCCAACTCGCGCTCAATCGCGGCGATCTCTTTCGCGCCCATGCCGCCAGGCAGACCCGGCGCCAACAGACCGGATGGCGCCCCGACCAGATTGGGCATCTTGCCGGCATCGCCCCGGTTCGCAATCGTCTGGACGAACTCCCAGGTTTTCGCCCAGTCCCGCGTGTCTTGTGCGGCCTGCCGAAAGGCTTCATTCCAGCGATCCACGACGGACGCGATCGGAATCGCGATCAGTCCTTTTCCAACGGCGGTCAACTTGGTCCAGGCGTCTCCGGCATCATCGCCAGCCTTCACCAGCCGGTCACCCATCACGGCCCCGAAGAGTTCCGCCTCATCCCCGAGCGCTTGCATGTCCTGTTTCGCGAGCGGCAAGATCGTCGCCCAGCCACGTCCCAGAAGTTCCGATCCGAGCGCGGCGCGCTGCGTGGCGTCTTCGACCTTCCCAATAGCCGTCGCGACCACTTGGAACTGCATGCCCGGATCAAGCGACTTGATGTGATCAAAGCTGAGTCCGAGTCCGGCAACCGCGCCTTGCACGCCGTCGCTCCCAGAGCCCAGCCGCTTTTGCAGCATCGTCGCGGCACTGCCGATCTGGTCCATGGACACGCCCACTAGGTCGCCGGCATACGCGAACCGCTGCAACTCCGTCGCGCTGATACTGGTCTTTTCGCTGAGATCTGAGATGTGGCTGGACGCGCTCACGAACTGGCCGACCATGTCCTGCACAAAATTCGCGGTGCGTTCGAATTCCTTCGTGTCGAGATCCGCAAACAGGCGAACGCCGAGAGACGCGACTATGCCCACGGATCACCGTCGACGGAACGTGCTTTGACACGGCCCAGCAACTTGGCTGGTGTGACCGGCTTTTTCAGATGGGGATTAATGATGTAGGCGACCATCCAGGCGGCGAGCTCCCATTGTTGGTCTTGCCGTTCCCGATAGGCACGGACTTCGCGGTCGAAGTCCGCCGGTGTCATCCGCCAGAACGGATCCGCTTCATCCCACGGGTGCAACCCGATGGTGTAGGCGGTGTCGATCGCGCGCTCGAAATAGGCCCGATCCCGGTCTAGCTCGGGTCCGAGCCCGTCTCGTTTTTTGTGTCAGGGTCCTTCTTCGGCTTCGGTAAGTACCCAGCCGACACCAGGGCATCCTGCAACTTGCGCCGAATGCCGGAGAACTCGTTCCCGTCCCCGACCCAGCGGTCGATCAGGTCGCTTACTTCATCGACCGTGAGGTCGGGTTGCTGTCCCTTCAACGCATAAAGCAACAGGTACGGCCAGCCACCGAAGGGGTCCTGCAACAAGGCATCAATCGTCGCGCTCGGATCCTTGTATTGAATCTTGACGACTTCGGACAATTGCCGCAGTTCCGAGTGACGGAACCGCAGCTTGAAGCGTTCGCCTTTGGTTTCGCCAGGTTTCGGCGCGAACTCGAGATAGACCCCTTCGCCAGCCATACCCCTCCGCTGTTAGACCACGACCCCGGTATTCTTAATGTCCACAACGAACACGCCGCCGGTGGTTGTCGCGTAGCCGATGCGCGAGAAATACCATGTGGATGTCGCCACGTCGGCCTGCGGCATGATCGCACCCGCCGTATCGCTGGCGTAATAGACCATCCCTTTCGCCGTGGTCGCGCCGATGTTGATGATCGATCCCGTGGTCGCGTACGAGATCGGCTGGCCCGTGCCGGCCGCATGCAATGCGACCCCGGCGACCGTGGCCACGAGCGCCGTGCTCGCCGCCCCCGCCAGCTTGATCACGTTGCTGTTGGCGGTGTCCACGTAGACGGGCTGGCCCGCCGTAATCGCAGCGCCCGCGACCCCGACTTCCTTGTTGCCGGACGTCCACAGCACACTGCCGGCGGTGATTGACAAATTCGCCATGAATGCTTCCTCGCCTTAGTAGGTGGTGTGCGTGATCGTGCCGGTGGGTCGCAGTTCCGCCGTCCAGGTCACTTGATCCTGCACGGACGACTCCACTTCATAATTCGTGAGAATGCACTCGCCGGTAATCTGTTTGTCGCCCGCCGTGCTGCCTTCTGGGCCGTATTGAAACGTCACGGCATTGGTCGCAATCGTGCCAGCGCGGAACGCTTCGACCAGTGCGGCCATCTGCACGTCAAACGTGCGATCCCAGTTCCCGCTGATCTTGATCGTCGCTTCGGCAAATCCTGGAATGTACGTGCGGAACGACGCCCCGAACGTGGTGGTTTCGGTCTCGTCCAGTTCAAAGGACGTCGAGACCTTGTCGACGAACGTGCTGATGTTCTGCAGCGCCCCGGCGGCGTTGTCGAGATAGAACACCGATTCTTTACTGTGAATAAATGGCATCGCCTTAGATGTCCCTCACACCGACTTGTACTGAACCCGGCAGCCCTGACAGGACCACGCCAACGGATCCGCAAACGACGCGCGACTGATCCGAGCGTCTTCGCTCCGGAGCGCGCAGAGACTTTCCGCCACCGATTCGCAGCCCGGTTGTAACTCCAACGTTGCCCGCGGCGGCTGCGGCTCTGGCGTCAACAGCTCGATAATCCGGTCCAGACGTCCCAACACCTCGTCGTGCTCACTCATGGACGCGCACCCGGAAGATCACCGGCATGTGCCGCCGCTCCACCTTCTGCGGGTACTCAATCAGCACCTTCGCCGGCATCGGACTGTGATCCGGATCCAATTCGCAGATCACCGTTGCGTACCCCGCGATCGAGAACGTCGCAAAATTCAAGAGCGCGATCACCCGCTGCATGAAGGTCAAGACTTCGTTGTCGCCTTCATACCGGCTGTAGCCGTGCACCGATATCGTGCAGAGCCAGCCAAACCCCGTGCTCGTCCCGCCCAGTGTGTTCCACGGCACCGCGGTCGCATTCGCGATGACCAGGTACGGATACGTCTGGTCCTCCGTCGCGTCGTTCGTGACCGTGACCAGCGCGGTCAGCGTCGCATCACCCGAGAGCGCCGACCACACCGCCGCTTGAATCAGCGTCAGCGGGGGATAATTCGGCATCTACTCTTTGAGCTCGGCTTCGGCTTCGACGATCCCGTCCGTCACCGCGGCTTCAAAGTCCCCGATACTCGCCTGGGCCGCGGCCCGCATGAATGGCTGATGGTTCGGACTGTATTCGTTGAACAGGGCCACTTCCGCCTGCTCCGGATCGAAAATCCCGATCACGCTGCCATCCACGGTCAGCTTCGACGCCATCTGCCCCGTGAGCCGTGGCGCCTGCGCTTCCATGCGCGCTTGCACGCGCGGAGCCGTCTTCTGCGCGCCCGCCACGGCTTTCTCTCGCATCACGCCCGGGAGTCGTTCCAGCATGGACGTGAACGTGTCGATGATTTCGAACCCTCGCGCCATCAGACGTCCAGCTCCATCGAGTGCAAAATCAAATCGCGGTTGCGTTCTTCCGGGTTCTGGACCGCAATCACCGCGTAGGTTTTCCCGTTCGCCACCACCCGCTGCTTCGGCTCGACGCCGTCCCGATAGCGCACCGTAATCAGCGTCAACAGTTCCGGGTTCTCGCTGCCCTGCACAAACGGCTGCGGGTCAATCGCGCCCCAGACCGTCGCGTACGTGCCCCACGTTTGCGTTCGTCCACCCAGGGCATCGGTCACGACCGTCGCTGATTGGAGCGCCAGCCGGTGCCGGAGTTGGCCCGCGCCTTTCCGGGTCGGCCCGAACGGCACCTAGCGCACCCACAGCCGATAGGGGTCCAGCAGTTGCTTGATCCCGTACGGCAGATCGATAAACTGCCCGGCGAACTGACTGATCACGACCTGTTCCCGGTGTTCGTAGAGCGTCGAAATCAGGAGCGCCATGGCCTGCTTGATCGCCTGCGGCACGGCACTCCGACCGCCGTAGCCACAGACCGCCCGCACCACCAACCCGTTGACATCCCGCAGCGACGTGGTGTACCAACTGACGCCGCTATCCAACACGATGCGGCCCGGTTCACTGGCCACATCGACCAAGTAATTGCTGCTGCTCAGCACCGTCGCCGCGTCAGCCGTGTCGTACGTGGTGACCGAGGTCACCGACTGCAACTTCGGCTTCGGCACGAACAGCACCGATCCGTCCGGCGGCCCGTCAAAATACAGATCGAGCGTTTGCGTGATCAGCGCACGTTCCGTGTACGTCTCGACCTGTTCCCGTGCCGCTTGAATCAGTTGCGTAATCAGCGCGTCGTCCGCGACGAAATCCTCATCCCGCCGGATCTGGGCTTTCGCTTCATCGAGCGACATCGGTTCTTCAGCCGGTGCCGTGACCACGACTGCCCGCCCGAGGGCATACGTCTCGTGCGCAGAGGCCCGTGTCACCGACGACGCCCGCTCGGCTTGATCACCCGGGCCGCGAGTTCAGAGGTCGTGCGAATCGCCGCCTGCACGGGCGTGTCACGCACGTATTCCGCGATCCCGGCGTCGACAAATCGGGCCGCCGTCGCCTCGTCGCAGGTGTAAATCTCACCGGTGTGGACGGTAAAATCCACACCGGAGAGACTCGTCAACATCCGAACGATCACTACGCGGTACCTTCCGCTGGCGAGACCGCGAGTTCGGCGATCTGCGTGCCCGACAGCGTGTTCGCGGTTACACCCGTCGTGCCGCCATACAAACACGCCCAGACGGACTCGCACGTGGTCGACGCGCCACGCGTCACCACGACCTGCAGGTACCGCTCGAGCGGCTGATGGATCTCGGTGATCAAATCCTCATCGGACGACCCCGAGGTGATGCTTGAGCCCAACAGATCCGCCATCCCGGTCGTCTGGTTGGCGGTGTTCTGCTGCACTTTGAGCGTGTTCGTCGCATTGGCAGTGCCCAGCGACGTGAAGAAGACGACACCACGGAACCCCGCGGTGTCGACAATGCTGGACGTCAGTTCCGTCGTTCCCGCCGCGGTGTGGTCCTGAATCTTGACCAGCTTCGCGTTGTTCAGAAAGTTGCGGCCCATGTGCTGCTGTGTCCTTTCCGCGTTACGCGAGAATGAGGTACTTGACCGCGTCCGCGAGCGCGAGCTTGCCGTCCGTGCGCTTGTGGATGCGGAAGCCGACCTGGCCGTTCGCGGCATAGAGCTCGACCAACCGCTGGAGGCCGATCGCCTGACGGTCGCCGATGTAGTAGTAGGAGAAGTCGCCGAAGAGAATCGCCTTGTTGCCCGTGGCGAGTTCGGTAATGTCCTGCGACAGTGCGACGGGATTGCCGAGCAGCCGATCCGGCTCGCTCGCCGACAGACCAGGCGACCAGAGGTACGTGTTGTCGCTCGACACGCCGGTCTTCAGCTTGCGAATCGCCTTGACCGTGGTGTCGTGCATCAACCAGGTCGCACGCGACCGATACGCCCGACCGAGGGCATACTGCAGATCCATGAGCTCGTCAGCCGTGACGGCATTGGTCGCCGTCGCGGTTTTACCGAGTCCCGCGGACCCGACCACGCCGGTGGGCTTGCCCGATCCGTCGCCGACCACGAACGCCGTTTCCTCGAGACGCCCGAGCCCGCGCCCGCACTCCTGCGCGATGAAGCTGGCCATGTCGAACGCGCTGTCATTGATCAGCTCTTCGCTGACCTTCATCAGCATCGTGTTCTTGTAGGCGTTCAGCGTGACTTCGGTGAAGCCCGAATCGCTGGCCGAGTAGGCCGCGTTTTCTGCCACCCATCCTGCGCTGGAGTGCGTGGACACCACCGGCAGCGACAGCACACCGCTCGTGGTCGTGAACACGGTAGAGAGTCCGCGCATGATGTTCGCCTGCTCGAGCCCGATGATCAGGCTGCGGCGGAAGTCGTCCGGCACGGTGTATCCGCCCGCCGTGTCGGTGCCGACCGACAGCACGCGGAACTCCTCAGGAATACCGCTGCGCATCGCCGACCAGAAGGCCGAGCGATACTCAGGCGACGCCGTCCGGCTCTCGCCGTTGACCACCGTGAACGACTCGCGACCCGCGACGGGTCCGCGTGACGCCACAGCCGCTTCGGCCTCCGACAGACGCCCCTGACGCTTGATCTGCGCCTGCGTCGCGTCGAAGTCGTCCATCAACTTCTGATATTTCTCGGTCTCGTCGGCTGTCCAGACACGGCCCTCTGAATCGATGGTGTTCATCAATTCGCGGGCGTCATGGAGCAGCTTGCTTGCTTTGTCCTTCAGGTCCATCGGTCGCAATCCCTTTCCGCCTAAAACAAAAGCCGCCACACCGAACGCGCATTTAGCGCAATCAGCGAGCGGCTCTTGCTCGGCGGCTCGTGTGGGTTCGTCGTGACCTGAGCCCAGGTCGTTTCGGCTGGCCGGCCTAGACGAACAGAGTGGTTGTTACAGCATCGCTTCTCGGTGTTGCAGTTCGCGGATCTGGAGTTGTGACACTCTCAGTAGCGCGGCTTCTTTTTCTTCTTGGCCATGAGCGAACGCCTCCGCGGTGTCTATGACGTCGGCGAGGTATTCCACTTGGCCGGCCTGTTCCTTCGCCCGCGCCGAGACGCTGGTCGCCTCATATGCGGGATACGTCACGGGCGACACGTCGAACAACTCGACTTCCTCGATTTCCCGGAGCGGCAATTCCCCGCGCGTCACCGTCGGCCAGGTATCCTTGGCCACACGAAACGCGAACGACGACTGGCTGATGTCCCCGCGCTTAACGCTCACCATGAGATCGCGCGCCCAGGTCGTGCCAGGCATGGCCACGTCATAGCGGAGCCCTTGCGCGTCTTCCTCGATCGTCAGCGTGCCGGCAATGGTCCGACCCAGCACGAAGTTGGGATCGTGGTTGTAGAGCGCGCGCACATCATCCCGACCGACCGCCGACCGAAACGCCCCCGGCTTGATCACTTCGCGGAACATCCCGCCGATAACCGTCGGGGCATTGAACACCGCCGCATAGCCGGAGAGCCGCGTCTCACCCGTGTCGGGGAGATCGCGCACTTCCACCGGCTGTGACACCGTGCGTGTTTCGCGTTCACTCATGCCACTAACCTCGGGGCGTTGGGTTCCTGCGCCGGAAGCGGTTCACTGGCGTCCGCCATATTCACCGGCGTCAGATACAGTTCGCCCTGATCACCATCCAACGGGTTCTGATCTTCGAGCTCACGCACATCGTTCGCGGAGAGCCAGCCCCACTGCCGGCCCGTCGCGTACGCCTGATACCGGCTCGCGATGTCCCCGCGCAGCAACCCGTTGACGACAAACTTGACATCGTGCGTCTGAAAACTCTTGACACTGAGGAGATCCCGCTTGATCGCCTGCTCCCAACACACCAACCAGGGCGTCAGGGTATGGACGACAAACTCAATCGCCTGGTGCTCGATATTCGAAAAGGTCGCGCGCTCGAGGTCGCCGATCATGTGCGGCGGGATGCGAAACGCTCGCGCGATTTCGCTCACCTGAAACTTGCGCGTATCGAGGAATTGCGCATCGTCGGCGGTCATGCCGACCTGTGCCCACGTGATCCCTTCCTCGAGCACGGCGACCCGGTGCGCTTGCGATAAGCCCTTGTGTGCGGCTTCCCACGAATCCTTGAGGTTCTTCGCCGCACCCGCGCTCAGCTTCGTCGGGGCTTGCAGGACCCCGCGTGGCTGCGCCGCATTACTGAACAGCCGTGCCCCGTATTCCTCCGCCGCGAGCGTCAGCCCAATCGGTTCGCGCAACAGGGCCAGAGGCGAGTACCCGTCGTGCCCATCGCACCCAAGACCCCGCAAGTGGAGGATCGGACTCGGCGTCCGCGTGGGATTCGCCCAGGTCCACTTGACCTGATTCCCATCCGGCAACTCATACAGCCAGACTTTGTTTTTCTCGGCGTCCCGTTGCACGGACATCTTGTCAGGTCGGAGCGGCCAGAGGGCCACGACCCGCCCGAAGGAATCACGCTCGATCTCGGCGTAGGCATTCCCGCGCAGCGCGAGATGGCCCTGCATGGCCTGCTTGAATTCGAACGCCGTGATTTCCGGATTCGGCAGGTCGTGCAGAATCGTCCACAGGGGATGATTGCGGTCTTCGTCTTTGCCGCGGCCCGCCCGATGCCGATAGACCTTCGCCGGCAACTGCGCGACGCTATCCTC